AAACAACGAACAGAAGGTTCTTGACTATGAATAAAATGTATAACATGGGTGGCGAAACCGCTGACGATAAGCGTTACAGAATGCAAATGCAAAAAAAGCGTGGGTCGTATGACGTAGGTAGTCTTGTTTCAGAGGAAGAAAAAGAAGAAGCCAGAAGCACAGAAAGACTTTTAGATTTAATAGAAACAGACGAAGGAGTAAGTGCTCTTCGTAAAATGCTTGCAGACGAAGGAGCCGCAGAAGTAGCTGCTCAACTAAAAGTTACTGAAGCAAAAATTGCTGCTAATAATGCAGCCATTGATTCAGGTGAACGAAGAAACAAGCAACCGACTATTCAAGATTATGGTGCGAGTCTTCTTAAAGAAAACCGCAGCGGCAGGAGCATGGGCGGTGAAATGGATGACCGTGAAGATTATTCAGACGGTGGCTCTATGCTTAAAGATTCTAAACGTCAACAGTATGGCGAGGGCAGTTTAGTAGTTAGATTTGTCTTAAATGCATTAGCAGCAAGTGGCAAAATGGTAAAAGGTAAAGTACCTAAAAGAAAAGAAATACAAGTGGCTATTGACGATGTTAAAACAAATCAAACTGAAAAGCTTGCATCTGTTTTAAAAAACAATAAAACAGAACAAAGATACTTATCTAATTTTGAAAACTATGCTACGGGCGGTGGTGGCAAAGGTGATTTAGATGCTTTTGTAACAAGCTTTTTAAAACCTGCAACTGAAAATCAAGATACGACAAAATCTCTAACTCGCAATCAAAAAACGTACAGGGGCGACATGGTAGGAAGCAACTTGCTTACTGCTGCCACAACTACTGCCGCAACTACAGGAGTTATTTTAGGCCCAGACGCACTTAAAAAGTTAAATAAATCTTTAAATCCAACAGAGCTTGAAAGACGCGAGGAAGCTTTTTCTGAAGCTCTTAAAAGAGGCGATAAGGAATTTGACTTTGAAAACGATGCAGGCGAAACATATGCAATTAAAGTTGAATTAGCTGCCGAAAATAATCCTGATGTTACTTATACTAGAACTGAAAAAAACAAAGGCGGCATGATGAAGTACGCTGAAGGCTCTATGCTTGTTCCACCTGAAATGGAAGAAGAGATGCCTGAAGATACCTACGACAACATCCCAGAAGATGAGATGGCTGCTGTAGAAGCTTCACAGCTTCCAGACTCAGAAATGGAAGAAGACTACACAGGCTATGTATTAGGGCAGTCTTTAGACACAGAAGAACAAGATTATTTAATGGGCGTTCTAGAAACAGACGAGCGTTTAAGTGGCATCTTTGACAAGGTTATGGATGTTGCAGGAGAATTTGCCGGAGAAGGAGCCGTAGAAGGCCCCGGAACTGGCACATCAGATTCGATACCCGCAAGGTTGTCGGATGGTGAATTTGTTTTCACCAAGAAAGCCACCGATCAAATGGGTGCGGATCAGCTACAAACTATGATGGACGATGCTGAACGTGCTTATGATGGTGGTTACATGAAGAAAGCATTCGGAGGTTTAACTAGCGAAGACGATATAAAAATGTCTTCTTATGACAGTGATGACGAAGTTAAGAAACAAATGGTCACTGCTAACCGGATGCCAAGCGTAAGATAACGATAAAGCCACTTTATTAATTTAAACCCTTTATCACAAAATATAATCCAGAGGCCACCTTGAAGTATCAAGACCCTATATTACAAACGCGAGTAATATAGCCACCTTGAAAGACTAGCAAGCCCCAAAAGGAGAGTGACAAGATGAGTAATGTAACAGAACAACTTGATGAACCCGAAGCCAATCCATACAATTCTCGAAAGGCATGGCACACAGAAGACGCACCCAGTCGAGGATCAGCAGATGGGCTATACCAAGAAGAGACACCTAAGAAGGCTACCCGCAAAGCGGCCCCTGAAGAGGAAGCTCAGACAGGTACTACAAATTATAAGAAACGATACGATGATCTAAAGAAACATTACGATCAGAAAATTGCAGACTTTAAGCAGAAAGAACTACAACTTACAGCAGCGGCAACAGAAATGCAACCTGCATATGCCCCGCCTAAGTCAGCCGAAGATCTTGAAAACTTTCGTGAGCAATATCCTGATCTATATGAAACCGTAGAAACTGTTGCACACTTACAAAGTGAACAACAAATGCAAGCTTTAAAAACTAAAATGTCTGTTCTTGAAGAACGAGAATTAAACATACAGCGAAAAGAAGCTGAATCTACACTACGCTCACGGCATCCTGATTTTGAGGATATACGAGGCGATGATAAGTTCCACGAATGGGCTAAAGAACAACCTGAAGTAATTCAAGGTTGGATCTATGAAAACCCAGACAATGTTAATTTAGCAGTCAAAGCTATTGATCTTTATAAAATGGAGAACGGCATCAAGACAAGTAAGAAGCAAAAACCGTCTAAGTCACAATCTTCCAACTCTTCAGCAGCAGATATGGTATCTACAAGAACTACTCGCGTAGATTCTAAGCAGCCAAAGATTTGGACACAACGGGAAATTGCAGCTTTGTCTATACAACAATATGATAAGTTTGAACAAGAAATTGATTTAGCTATCATGGAAGGCAGAGTGCAGTAACTACTTATTGTCTTTTTTAGGAGTAACACAACATGGCTTTTAACCAATCGGACGCTCTATTTGAGCAAGGCACAGACACTAACGGTAACTTCGGTAACTCAGTATCTGGTCAAACTAACAGTTTCTTTCTTCCTTCGATTTACTCGAAGAAAGTTCTTAACTTCTTTCGCAAAGCTTCTGTAGCTGAAGCAATTACCAACACTGATTACAGTGGTGAGATTTCGTCTTTTGGTGATTCTGTAAAGGTTATCAAAGAACCAGTAATTACTGTTTATCAGTATGAGCGTGGTGCAGACGTAACTCAAACTAAGCTAACTGACCAAGAAATTACTTTGGTTGTTGACGTAGCCAACGCATTTAAATTCATCGTTGATGATATTGAAACTGCAATGTCTCACGTTAACTTTAAAGAAGTTGCTGCTTCTTCTGCTGCTTACGCATTGAAAGATGCTTTTGACGCAGGTGTAATTGCGAAGATGATCGCGGGCGTTTCAGCTTCTAGCCCTAACCACATCCTTGGTAGCGACAATGCTACTGACCTAGCCGCCGGAACTTTTGACGGTACTGGTAACTTGGATATTGGTTTTGGAACTAATGAGCATGATCCTCTTGATCTTATGGCGTACATGGCCCGTCTTCTTGACGAGCAAAGCATTCCAGAAGAAGGTCGTTGGTTCTTGGCTCCACCTAGCTTTTACGAGCAGTTGTCTCAGTCTAGCTCTAAGCTAATGTCTGTAGACTTCAACGCAGGCCAAGGCTCTATCCGTAACGGTCTAGTATCATCTGGCAAGCTACGCGGCTTTGACATGTACAAGTCTAACAACATTGCTACTCCAAGCAATGCTGCGGGTCAAGTACTGTCTGGTCACATTAGCTCCACTGCAACTGCACAGACTATCACAAGCACTGAGGTCATCCGTGATCCAGATAGCTTCGGTGACATCTGTCGTGGTCTGCACGTATATGGTGCTAAAGTATTACGTCCTGAAGCAATGGTTTCAGCGTTCTACGGTATCGACTAAGTAAGTAACTAGAGATGGGGGTGTAAAAGCCCCCTGATCTTTATAAGAGGTATTTATGCCACTAGTAGGAAGCGACAACAAGCCTGTAATGATTAAAGGAAACAGCAAGAAAAGAATCCTTGGAGACACAGGTAACTGGTACAAGCCAGAGAATAAAAAGAAATACGAAGATAACTGGGACGCTATTTTCGGAAAGAAAGAAACTGAACTTAAATCAAAGGCGCAATAATTTATGGCAACAACCTACCTTGAATTAACTAATGAGCTTCTACGAGAACTCAATGAAGTTGCCCTTACATCAACAACTTTCGCATCCGCGTTAGGTGTTCAACAACATGTCAAAGACTCAGTAAACCGCGCTTACTTTGATATTATAACTGAAGAACCACAATGGCCTTTTCTAGCTTCGGCAGAAAGTGGTGAGACAGATCCTATGTACGGCAACGTATATGTTGAGACTGTTGCAGGCACAAGATTTTATGAACTAAAACCCGCTAGTTCAAACATCACAACGGATTTTAGTTCAATAGACTGGGACAACTTCTACATGACCACCGTAGGTGTCTCAGGTGAAGTAGCTCCTTATGTAGCTAGAAACTTACGCTTTATGACTATAGAAGCTTGGAAAGACTTTCGCAGAATTTCGGAGAACTTAGATGATGCAGACTCTCAACAATTTGGTGTACCTAACGCTGTTATACGTAGCCCTGACTCTCGCAAATTTGGACTCAGTCCCATTCCTGACAAGGTCTACCGCGTCTGGTTCTACGCTTGGGATCTTCCTTCAAGACTCTCTGGACACGGAGACACTATAGTTTTTCCAGATTTGTATACGGGCGTTCTACAAGCTAGAGCTAGGTACTACATCTGGCAGTTTAAAGATAACCCGCAAGCAGCAGCTTTTGCACTAGAAGATTATAGAAAAGGTTTACGCAGCATGCGCTCTAATCTTATTGAGCCAGTACCTGCGGATATTAAAGATGACCGGATGAGGTTCGTTTAATGGCTGCTTCACAACCCTTTGGTATTTCATGCAGAGGTGGTTTAAATACTAACCTTAATCAACTTGAAATGCTCGCACAGCCCGGAGTTGCTACAGAGTTATTAAACTTTGAAGTTAATCCAGATGGCGGGTACAGACGTATAAATGGTTACGCAGCTTTTGGTGATACTCGACCTAACGGCGGTAATCGTATTCTTGGTGTGCAAGTATATGCAGACGGAGTAATTATTTGTAGTGGCGTTGGAATTTTCTTTAGTCAAGATGGCGAAACTACTTGGTTACAGATTAACAAAGCAAGCGTTGCAAGTGGAGGAGATGACTTCTCAACTTTTTCAGGCCGCAGTGCAGACGATAGAACTGCACAAGCTCAAACATCTTTTGCAGTATTTGAAGGAAACACCGATTACGGCTCAGTTGTTATTACTGACGGAGTTAATAAGCCTTTTCTTTTTAAAATGACAGGAACAGGAACTTTAGCTAACCGTACATTTTTTGCAGAAGAAGTAACTGTTAGCGGAACAACAGCACCGACCACATGCGCTATACACAATAATCACTTAGTTGTAGCAGGCGCACCAACCGCAAAGAACACAATCTTTTATAGCTCAACACTTGATCCATCTAGTTTTTCTGGTTCAGGTGCAGGCAGCATCTTATTGCCAGACCAAGTAGTAGGCATCAAAAGCTTTCGTGATGACTTAATTATCTTTTGTCGCAATAGCATACACAAGCTTATTAACATTACTAGTTCTTCTAACATTGCAATTGTTCCAGTTACTAAAAACGTAGGTTGCTTGAGTTCACATAGCATCCAAGAGATTGGCGGTGACTTGGTGTTTCTTTCACCGGATGGCATACGTTCAGTAGCAGGTACAGCACGTATTGGTGACGTTGAATTAGGATCAGTAAGTCGGCAGATACAGTCTGTAATATCTACACTTGCAAAGTCTGTAAATACTTTTACGCTTGCTAGTACAGTACTCCGAAGCAAATCACAATACAGATTATTTTTTAGTCAGGTTGGTGGTGCTTCGTCTATTGCGCTTGGAATTATAGGAACATTAACACCTAACGGTTTTGAATGGTCTGAAACAAAAGGAATACAAGCAACAGGTCTAACATCGGGCTTTAACAAAGATGGCGTGGAAAAAACATTTCACGGAGATAGCAAAGGCTATGTTTATAACCATGACTCAGGCAATGCATTTTCTGATGATGGAACAGCTTTTAATATTTCAGCAAAATATAGCACACCCAATTATGATTTTGGAGACATCGGAACTCGAAAGACTTTGTACTACGTTAAAATATCTGTGTCTCCTGAAGGCGAGATACTCCCGTTTCTAAGACTTCGATATGACTACGAAGACTTAGACATTCCTCAACCTGCACCATATCCCGTAGTAGGAATTCCAATTCCTTCTTCTTTTGGAAACGTAGCGTTTGCAGCAGCAACATTTGGCGGCAGTAAAGATCCAATGTTTAGACAAGCAGTAGAAGGAAGTGGACACGTAACAAACTTTAGAATTACCAGTGATGACCAAAACGCACCCTATGCAATTAACGGCTTGTACGTTGATTACGTCCCATCAGGCAGGAGATAACCAGACATGGCAGGATCAAGTTATACTAGACAAAGCACACTTACAGATGGCGATACAATCACCGCTGCACTTTTTAATGACGAATACAATAAACTTGTATCTGCGTTTGCATACACTTCTACTGGAACTACCGGACACCAACATGACGGTGGAGCAGGAGAAGGTGGTAACATTGAAATTATTGGCGATCAAGATTTCTTAAACAAGCTTGTAGTCGATACCACTAACAACCGTTGGGGATTTTTTGTACAGGTAAGCAGTGCAGCAGTAGAACAGATTCGCATCCAAGACGGTGCAATTGTTCCTGTAACTGATTCAGACATTGACTTAGGTACTAGCTCTTTAGAGTTTAAGGACGGCTTCTTTGATGGAACTATCCATGTAGATACACTAGACGTAGATGCTAACGCAACCAT